TGTCTTGCTCTTGGTTATGACAAAGATCTCGCACTCCGGGCGGCAGAGGCTATGGCTGACAACGATGCCGCCGCAATCATGGCGTGTCAGCAAGATTTTTTGGAGGCAAAGCAAAAGGAACTTGAGGCGGCAGCTCTGAACAAGCAACCGACTCTGACTCCTGGCGCTCCTCCCACGGCGAAGCAAGCTGATGCTGAGGCCGAAGATAAACTTCGGTACTATTTTGGCTTGCCTCCCCGAAAATAAAACATAAGGAGATAAAACAATGGCTACTACTGTTACTGCCCCTGTTGCGAACAACATCGCACTTGCGTCCAAGTATCTGCCGATTCTGGACGAAATCTACAAGGCGGGTAGCAAAACCGCTATCCTTGACACCCTCGCGGAGCAAATCCGTTTTGATGGTGCTAAAATCGCTTATCTGTACGGCGCTGATCCTGTCGGTCTGTCTGCCTACTCCCGCAATGCTGGCTTCGTCCCCGGCGATGTGGACGGCGCATGGCAGCCCTACGAAATCACCCAAGACCGTGGTCGTTCCTTCATGGTCGATGTGATGGACAACGATGAGACGCTTGGCATGGCCTTTGGCACTCTGCTTGGCGAGTTTGAGCGCACTGAGGTCATTCCCGAAATCGATGCCTACCGTTTCGCCAAGTACGCCGCCGCCGCCACTGGCACGAACAAGGTTACTGAAACTCTGTCTGCGGCACAGGCTACCATCACCTCCATTGACAATGCTACGGCTGTCCTCGATGACAAGGAAGTTCCCTATGAGGGTCGTATCCTGTTCGTCACCCCGAACACCTACAAGCTTATCAAGGGCGGCGTGACCCGCATGATTATGAACGGTGATGCGAACGTTGACTACAACGTTGAGATGTACAACGATATGCGCGTTATTACCGTTCCCTCCGGCAGATTCCACACTGTTGTCACCATCAACGCGCCCACTACTTCTGACGGCGCTGGCGGCTTCACCGCTGGTGGTCAGATCATGAACTACATGATTGTCCACCCCTCGGCTGTCATGCAACTGGTCAAGCACAACATCCCGCGCATCTTCAGCCCGGAAGTCAACCAGGAGGCTGACGCTTGGAAGCTGAACTACCGCATCTACCACGATGCTTGGGTCAAGACTAACAAGGTGAACGGTATCTTCGTGTCCGCTCCGTCTGGCACTTGATATGGCGGTTCGTAAAAACCCGGATGGTTCTATCACCGTGGGCATACTCGATGATGAACCGCAAGAAAAGTCCGAAGTAAAGGCTGAACAGCCCAAGGCTGAGAAGCCGAAACGGACGGCGAAAGCAAAGAATAAGGGAGAGGAGTAAAATCCTCTCCCGCCCACAAAGGTGCTGATAACATGACGGATGCTCAAAAGTTTCTAACTGTACAGACGCTGATTGATGACGGCACAGGCTATATGCCGAGTGACGATCTGATTAACACCTACATCACGATTGCTGGGAATGAGATCCTTGCGTGGATGTATCACCTTGTTGGCGGCGTTCCAGAAGATGTGATTGAAGTGCCAAGTAAATATGAGGGCATCCAAATCTATGCCGTTGTTGTCGGCTTTACGCAGAGCGGTGCGGAAGGTCAGGGGCAATCCATCGAAAACGGAGTGCATCGCAACTTCAAGTACACGGATATGCTCGACTACATCCACAACAATGTTCTGCCGATTGTGAGAGTTGGTGCTGTCAGTTGAGAGTTGTAAGGCGAAACAGACGGCCTGTAGCGTATGCGTACTATCTTGGCAAGACGGAAGTCATGGATGCTGACGGCAATTACACGGGAGATACCGAGGAGCATTACTCCGAGCCTGTCAAGGCTCTGATGAATGTGAGCGGTGGACGAGGGGCGGCAGATGTAGCTATGTTTGGCTTTGATTCTGCCTACTCGCGCTCCATCGTTACCGAAGACCTCACCACGCCGTTCAATACGGAAACCGTCTTTTGGATTGAGAATGACCCCGACACGCAACCGCATGACTACAGAGTTGTAGGAGTGTCGCGCACGGTCAATCAAGTTGTCCTCGCGCTGACAGAGGTACACATCAACAACGGAGAGGCTGATGCTCCGTGATTGACATTAATGTCACACGCACAGGGGATGCGCTTGAGCGGGTGCAAAAGCTGCTTGATGTCAAGGCGCGGGTAGCCGAGGTTGCCAAGCGGCTGTGTGAAGTCGGTGAGCCTATCATCCGCGCAACGCATGGTAACCACGCAAGGGTTTGGACAGAGCCGTCTGAAAATGGCTACAAGATTTCTGCCGAGGGCGAAGATGTGCTGTTCATCGAGTTTGGTACTGGTGACCGAGCTGGCGTACTTTCCCCTTGGTATGATGAAGTACCCGCAGATGCTCGTCCAGGCTCATGGTCTGAAACTCATGCACAGCAGTATTCCATCAACGGCTATTGGTACTTTGGCGGCAAACGCTATGAGTTTACCGAACCGCATCCCGCATTCTATGACGCATATCAAGCAATGGTTGAGGCTCTACCGCAGATAGCACAGGAGGTATTCGGCAAGTGAAATATACGAACAACGCAATATTCACGGCGATCCGAAATGCTGTCAAGGCAGAGTACGCCGATGCAAACTGTGTACAGATGTATACTCCGACTCCGGCGAAGTTCCCAACGGTCTTTGCGCGGGAAATCGGACATTTTACGCCGCAACAGGCGTGGACACTTACCAACGCACAGGACATTTCCGAGCGCACTTGGGAAGTGCAAGTTTTTAGCAACCTGTCTACTGGCTCAAAGGAACAGGCGTATGAGATCCTTGACATCTGCAAGGATGTAATGAGAAGTCTGTACTTCATTGAAACCTTTGAACAACCAATAGACCAACAGGACAAATCCATCTATTGCCTTGTGGCGCGTTTCAGACGAGTCATCGGCGGTGGAGAGGATATGCCTACATCTTAATAGATAAGGAGTAATTGCTTATGGCTGGCGAAATCGGTGCGCTCGGTGTGGCGATCTACTATGCCCCCGAAACCACGATTAACACGCGCCCTACCACGGGCTTCAAGCAGAAAGCTACTGGTACTGACCTGAACATTGCCGACTATGTGACTGGCGTAAGCGGTCTGTCCGCTGACCTTGAGGTTGGCGATGTCACGCCCATCTCCACGCCGCAGTATGGACGGCGCAGTTTCGTCCCGCTGCTCTACGGCAACGATGGCAATATCAAGTTCAACTGCAACATCAATCCGACTTCCCGCGATTGCTGGAATGCAATCTGCGATGAGTTCCAGGCGCTGACGGGCGGCAAGGGTATGTGGTTTGAGATCATCTTCCCCGGTGACACGGATGGCTACTTCTTCCGTGGCGAACCTTGCCCCATGCAGATGCCGGACTTCAACGCTGGCGAAGTTGTCCAGGGTGAGGTGCAGATCATTGAGTCTGCCAACGATGGCTATCAGACCAAGGTTACGGCATAACAAAACAGGGGCGGCGAACATACATTCGACCGCCCTTACTTTTTAGAGTAGGAGATAGAGCATGATTACTTTTACCGCTGATGGTAAGGACTATAAGCTGGAAGTGACCGCCGCCACGCTCAAGCAGATGGAAAAGGCGGGGGTGAACTTCGCACAGCTTGGAGAGAAACTGCTTGCCGCTGAGACTCTGTGGAAGGGGCTTTTCATTGCCCATCACAACACAGTTCCCGACAAGAAGCGCATGGAGATTTACAATGCGCTGTCCATGACGGCAGACGGAGAAGAGCCTGAGTATGACGAGAACGGCGAAGTTGTTGATGCGCTGATGAGCGCGGTTGCCGAGGAGTATGAGTCGGCAATCAAGAGCCTCAAGCGTGGACAGGGAAACGCCGTCTGGAAGAGGGCTTAAGCGAGGAAAAGTCCTTTTCCGATATTGACCTTGAATCCTCGCAAAGTCAGTACGGAAAATATCTCGACTCAATTTGCCCTTACTACATGAGTTGGGGCATGACATGGGACGAGTTTTGGCATGAGTCCCTTGACCGCTTGCAAGCCTATTGGCAAGCAAATCAGTACGGCATTGAACGGCGCAATCAAGAGCTATGGCTGCAAGGTCTGTACATTCGTTCCGCTGTAGCGAGTTGCTTGGATAAGAAAATCAAGTACCCAGAAGAGCCGCAGAGGATAACGGAGCGCACAGAGGATGAACAGGCTGCGGAAGACAGGCGTAAGATTGACCACATGAGGGCTGTGCTTGCAGAGCGCAAGCGGCGATGGGACGCGAAACATAAGGGAGTTGAAGCGGCTAATGACCGTTGAAAACCTTAATATCACAGTAAAGACAAACGCTGACAAGGCGGCGGCTAAGTTGCTGACTCTTGGCTCAGCGTTGGAAAAAGTCCAAGGATCTGCGGCAAGCGTTGGCGGCAGTGCTGGCGCAAGGGCAGCAAAGGGCGTTGAACAGGTCGGCAAGGCGGCTGAAAAGGCAACCAAGCCGATGAACAACTTTCTCGCTTCACTCAAGCGTATTGCTTTCTACCGCCTCATCCGCAGCATCATCAAGGGCATTTCGCAAGCTATGCAAGAGGGCTTGGAGAAAGCCTATCTGTTTAGCGCGGCTGCAAGTGATGTGATGGACAGGCGTTTTGCGGCAGCTATGGACAGCATGAAATCAAGCGCAAATGCCATGAAAGTGCAACTTGGCTCGGCGTTTATTTCTTTGCTCACAGCTTTGCAACCTATCATTGAAACGCTGATTAACCTTGTTATCAAGTTGGCAGACGCTATCTCGCAATTTTTCGCGGCTTTTACCGGGAAAACCTATGTCAAGGCAAGCAAGGTAGCCGCTCAATTTGCAGACACAATGGGTCGCGGGGGAGCGGCGGCTAAAGAGTGGAAGAACCAACTCCTTGGTTTTGACGAAATTAACCGTCTGAACGAACCGAACAAGGGCGGCGGTGGCGGTGGTGCTAATCCTCTTGATGGATTCGGCGGGGAACTTTCTCCTATCAACGACAAGATTCTCAACTTTGTAAACACGATTAAGGAAAGGCTTGAACCCGCGCTTGAAAGACTTAAGGGCGCGTTTGAACGGCTGAAAGAGGCGTGGGGGAGATTTATAGAGTCCTTTTCTCACGGCG